GCAGAAGTCAGAGGCCGACGAGAATAAGACCGAGATACTGTGGAAAATCGACAGCGAGATATACACGGATATGTTACACAACAAGGGCATAGACACCAAGGCAGAGCTCGCGGAGTTCAAGGACTATGTCACAAACGAGTGGGATGGCTCTTCTACATATCTTCACAAAGTCTTAGCCGATTACGAAGAGTGGGGAAAGACCCACGACGCGGGCGGCGAGGACCCGTTCACGCTTCTCATGGGCGGTGGGACGTCGAAGCAGGCGCAGAATAAAGAGCTCCTGCTTAAAGAGGTCAACAGCGGCGACAGTGACTCCGACTTCTGGAACCTCTCGGACAAGTATCATATGACCGACGAGGAGACCAAAGAAGACTTTAAAAAATGGATGATCGACAACTACAGCGGCGACTCGAACATCCTGTACAACGCCCTAGGCGAATACGGGCAGTGGAAAAAAGAGCAGGCAGGCACTGCGAGCGAAGAGAACAAAAAGTTTATCAAGGACAGCATTCAGGCGCTAACGTGGGGCGAGTCCAAAGAGTGGGCCGACCAATATCCGAACACGGGGCTTACCGCGACCGAGCTTCAGGGCGACTTTGTCACTTGGCTCGACGAGAAGTTTGACGGCAAAGCCGATACGCCTGACGGCGCGATCTTACAGTATCTCGAGCAGAAGAAAATGGCCGCAACGCCGACATCGAAGTGGACCGAGAGTGAGCTCTCCATCAAAAGTGATGTCCTCGACTCCATGCAGTTCTACCCCTCAAGCATCACCCTGTCGGGCAAAGAGTTCGGGCTCACGCCTGAGGAGTCGGCCAAGACCTTCACGGACTTTGTCAATAACGAGTATAAGCCTACCGACTCGGGCTTTTGGACAGCGTTGAACGCCTACGAAGAGTATGAGAAGGACGGCAAGCCCGCCAAGAAGAAGCTGACAGCCGCACAGCAGGACGCTGTAGAGGCGGTCCTGTACAAGGCGAACAACTGGGATGACCTCGAGAGCTACGGCCTTGATATGAAAGATCAATCCGATTTAGTTGATTGGATTGAAAAAGACTTCGACGGCAATACGTTCAACATCGGCGGCGTGATCGCGCAGTTCTACAAGGCGAAAGACCCGAAGAACAGCGGCCTGACGCAGGACCAACAGTATAACACCAACGACGTTATAGATAAGTTCCAAGGATGGACTGCCGACGAGCTCGGCTTCACTGAGGCAGAGTATGATGACTTCAAGGACTTCGTGAACACAGGCAAGTTCAGCGGCAATACGCCGTCAATCTATGGTGCACAGACCGAGTTTGAGCAGTGGAAACAAAACAACCCAACGGCCAAGCCTGCGGCTCCTGCCGCAAAGCCGCAGAAAAAGATGAGCAAGCAAAAGGCCGCGAGCTACACACAGGAACGCAAAGATGGCGCGAAGTGGTTTCAAGGCTACACGGGTCCGAAGGCGGCTGACAAGGCCCTGCGACCCACACTGGGCGCGCTATGGAAAACGCTACCACACGAGGCCAAAAAGGCCGCGTACACATACACCTCAGGCTCAGGGGCCTTCAACAGGCCGCTACGGGGCTATAACCAAAGTTGGGGCAAGCAAAACTTTAAAGGCGTCGGCGGCGTCGACCTTGATAACGAGGGCCAAGCCGAGGGCATTCAGCACCTCACAGACACGATCTCCAAGTCGACGTATGACTTCGATATGTGGCTACAGCGCGGAGTCGATCACAGCGGCGCGGCCCCGTTCTTAGGCGTCAGCGACAGCGACCTCAGCTACGGCGACATCGAAGAGCTAAAAACGAAGCTCCTTGGTAAGACCGTGCAAGACGCAGGCTTCTTATCTACAGGCGCGGCAAAGGGCCACGGCTTCACGGGCAACGGCTGTATATTCAATATCTATGCGCCTAAAGGCACACAGATGCTTTATGCAGAGCCCTTCAGCTCGTACGGTCAGGGTACAAAGAGCGCCGGGTGGGACGGTGACAAGGAGCAGAGTGACTTCGGCGGCGAGTTTGAGGTCATCATCAACCGCGGCTACAACTACCGCGTCACAAAGATTGAGCGCTCAGGCGGCACGACCTATCTCGACATAGAGGTGCTCGACCGCCCCGCTGAGAAGAAGGGACCGAAGAGTGGAAAAAAATGAACAACTGTCGGCCCGACAAGTAGCTGACACAATCGTATGCCGAGACTGCAAGTTCAAAAAGGGCGGGGGCCTCGGCGGCCCGCAGTACACAAAAGGCGTCTGCGAAAAGTTCCCATATCCCGAGAGTAAGCCCTCCGAGGTACTCTTCGAGGGTGCCGACTGCGAGGAGTATGAGCACGAATGAGGTGCCTGTATGGAGCGTGACAAACTAAAGCTATTAATGTGCTCGGCGGTCTTAACGGCCGCCGTTGCACTGCAAGAACGCCCCGTGCTGAGGGCAAACGACGACCGATGGGTAACGCTTGGCGGTAAGAAAAAAGAGGGCGACACGGCGCACAAGGGCCGCCGCGTCAAGCTCGACGACAACGGCAACATCATCGGCGGCAACGTGCCTAAGAGCGCGCAGGGCAAGCCCGTCGGCGGGTGGTGGAAGAATGACCCGCCCAAGCAAAGCGCAGGGCCAAAGAACGCGCAGGAGCATAACAAGGCGAATGTCTACATGGCCGCGCTCGCACTGAAGGCCAAGGAGCTGAGACCACACTTCGGTATGGGCCTACAGTATGCCAAGGCCGTCGAGCAGTGGGAAAAGTTCAACCACTGGGCCAAGACCGACTTCGACGGTAGCACGGGTGATCTCAAGGACGCGATCGCGCTCTTCCAGAAGGGCTCTCAGAAGCCCGCAGAGAAGCCGCAAGCGCCGACGCCTCCTGTTGCGCCACCACAAGCGCCGACGCCGCCTGCCGCGCCTCCGAAGCCCGCAGGACCCTCCGAAGAGGAGCTCAAGACAAAACGGCGCGGACTTCTAAAGCAGGCGCTACAAATGTCCGACCAACAGGTCAACTCAAAACTCGGCCTGCCTGATGTCAACGGCTACGACTTCGATACGTGGCGCGACAACCTAGGCGACTGGATTGAGAGCGAGGCCAAGGTCGACGTGAACACCGACATGAACAGCTTGATCAACGACTTCGTAGCAAAGAATGGCGGACCAAAGCCCAAGGCTAAGCCCGCAGAGCCGCCGAAGCCTGTCGCGCCTCCGAAGCCTAAAGCGCCGTCAGTGCCATTCACACCCGCTAAGGACGTCAAGAGCGCCGCGAAGTGGGCCATGGACAACAACATCGCCACCAAGGTGGATTACACAGGCTGTCACATCGAGGTGGCAAACCAATGGAATCAATCAATACACGAGAGTGTCTCAAAGTTCCCGATGCTTCGTGACCAGTTCGTTGTCGTCGGCACCGCGCAGTATCGCAACAAGGTACAGTATGAACAAAGATATAAAGATCAGCTCGCTTCTTTCAAAAACACCTACCCGAACAAGACACAGACCGAGCTCGAGGCTATGGCCAAGACCTACACGAAAAACCCGAAGAAGATCGCGGGCAACAACTACGCGCAGGCTTGCGGGCATCCGCCGCATCTCGCGGGGGTCTGTGTAAATTCCAAGTGGGGCAAGAACGCCGAGCTATTCAAAGCCTCAGTCGCACAGGGCGTGGCCTCAAAGTTTCACCCCGAGGGCTGTGCAACAATCAAGAGCATCGTGGACCACGAGGTCGGGCATTCGCTTGACACACTACTCGGTATCTCGAAGCTCCCTGAGGTGCAAGCAATATGGAATAGCTGTTTGAGCTCAGGCTACGACAGTAAAAAGAACTTCAACGCCAAGATGACGGACACGATCAGCACATACGCCGCCTCGAACATCCGCGAGATGACGGCTGAAGCGTGGTCAGAGTATACAAACAACCCCAATCCCCGGCCCGCCGCGAAGCTCATCGGTGAGCTCATCGAGGCGCAGTACAAAAAACAGCATGGAGGGGCTTAAATGGACGAAGACGTTAAATTTATCGACCCGCCGCTGACCTGTCAGCAGTGCTTCAACTGTGTGCACTTGCAGGACTACAACAAGATGACCTGCAAGGCCTTCCCGAAGGGCATTCCCGAGGACATACTCTCCCGTCGGCACAATCACCGCGAGCCCTACGAGGGCGATCACGGTATCCTCTTTGAAGAGGAGCCCGATGACGATGAGTAGTTATCTCGAAGTCCTACGGCGGGCAAAACGAATGGAGAACGACGCGATCGCGATAGGCTTACAACTTATCGCGCTCGCTCCGATCAGGGACCGCGACAAGCTCATCGAGATCACGAACGATGAGAACGACCACGATAAAATCTACACTGAGATTTTAGAACGGTACGAAAAGGCAGAGGGGCGATGACGAATGGCAACCGCATATTACGGCTCTAAAATATCGCCGCACATGACTAAGACCCCTGAGGGGTTTTTAATTTGTCAT